TCAAGACCAAATCTATAGCGCGAACTTTGTACTATTTAAAACTTACTAAGAATGGCAGACGAGAAAATAAGTTTAGAGGTATTTGTAGAAGCTGACAAAGCAGACTTAACTTTAAAGCAGTTAGAAGATGGCTTTGAACAGTTACAAGAAAAACTAAAAAATACCAATAGAAATACTGAGGAAGGGCGAAAAGAGTTTAGAAAGTTAGCTTCTCAAATGGCTCAAACCTCTAAGGAGATTAAGAATATAGAACTATCTTTTGAAGGCCTAGACAGAGAGCAGGTTGCCTCAGAAATCGGCTCGGTGGCAGGAGCAGTAGGAGACTTGAGCGCATCTTTAATTATACTTTCTGGAGATAACGAAACTTTACAAGCTACATCTAGGAACATAGAAAAAGCTATGATGGTTTCTATGGGATTAAAGGGAGCTATTGAGGGTTTAAGTTCTGCTAGAAAACTTTATAACAACTTAATAAAGCAAGCTAACGAGGACGAAAAAGAAGGAATAGCCTTAACAGTTTTAAAGACAGCTAAAGAGAAAGCAGCAGCAGCAGGAACAGTAATATTAAACACAGTTAACAAGTTATTGAATACTACCTTAAAAGCTAATCCTATAGGTATCCTCGTTACTGCATTAACTTTAGTAGTTTCTGGAATTATATATTTTAAAGATGCTATTTGGGGATTGATTAAAACTGCTTTAGAGCCTTTCCAATTTGCTATAGACTTAGTTGTAGATGCCTTACAATGGCTAGGGATAATGGAGTCAGATTCTGCAATAGCAACTAGGAAAGCAGAGGAAGAAAAAGCAAGGGCAGCTCTAGAGAGCGCAGAGAAAAGAACAGAGGCAACCGAGAAACTAATTAAGGCACATACAAAGTTAACGGATAGCATTGTTGCAGATATGGACTTTGAGATTAGAAAGCGCAAAGCCAATGGAAAAGAGACAACTGAATTAGAATTAGAGAAACTTAGAGTATTAATAGAGGCAGCTAAAAAAGAAAGAGAATTACAAGCACAAAGGAGGGAGGACTTGCGTCAAGAGATAATGTTAAGGCTTCAGCAAGGTAAAGTATTTGGAACTGAATTATCTGAAAACATGAAGGCTTTAGAGGAGTCTTTTAAAGCAGAAGAAAAGCTAAAAGCAGACCAATTACAAGCAGAGCAAGACCTTGAAATATCATTAATTGAAATTAAAAAAGCAGGTAGAGAGCAAAGAGATAAAGACGCAGCAGAAGCAGATAAAAAAGCATTTGAAGAAAGGAAGAATAGGCGAGACATTGAGTTAATAGAAACAAAAGAGTTTAACGAGGAAATGTATATAGAGGAGGAAGAAAAGACCTCTAATACTTTAAGTTTTCTACAGTTAATAATAGACAAAGAAGCTGAAGCGCACCAAAAAGAATTAGCAAGAATAGAAGCAGAAAGACAAGCAAGACTAGCAGCTACTCAGGAAAGGCTAGAAAGCGCTTCTCAAATAATCGGAGCAATAGGGAGTTTAAATAGCGCAGCACTAGCAACAGACCTAAAGAATGCAGGAGATAACGAAAAGAAAAAAGAGCAATTAAGAAAGGCAAGTTTTGAAAGAGAGAAAAAGCTAAACATAGCAATGGCTTTAGTAAATGGCGCACAGGCTCAAATGTCTATACTAGCACAAACACCAAAAGCAGATTTTGGAATCGCTACAGCTATAGCAATGGCAGCGGCAGCAGTTACAACTATAGCACAAATAGCAGCAATTAAGGCAACATCTTACCAAGGTGGTGGAAGCCCTGTAGCTTCTGAGTCAGCAAGCGCACCAAGCGCAGGAGGAGCAGGCGCAGCAGGAGGAGGAGCAGCTATAACTCCAGTTAGTAACACTAGCACAATATTAGGAGGGCAACAAGTATTTGTTACTGAAACAGACATAACAGAAACACAAAACAACGTAAGCGTAATAGAAGAAAGTGCAACTTTTTAAGCACAAAAAAAGCAAGTCTGGAACACCTGCTTTTTGACCTACTTCAATAGGATTTAATTTATACATGACAAAAGTATAACACAAATATAATAAAAAAATTTAAATAAACAACACAATGGAAAAAATAGAAGTATTTGAATTAGTAATAGACACAGATGACGAGTCTGGAGTAACAGCAATCGCACTAGTAGACCAACCTGCAATAGAAAGTAATTGGATGGCATTTAGCAAACAGTTGGAGTATAAGTTTAATATTAAAGACGAGGAGAAAAGAATTATAGAGGGTTACTTTATGGTTGCTGATTTGCTTATTCCACGAATAGGAGAGAATGGAGAAAAGTTCTTTGTTAAATTCTCAGCTAAGACAATAGAGCAAATTAGAGAAAAACAAAGTAGATTAGGTTTAAACAATAACTTTAATTTAATGCATGACCCTAGACAAATTGCGGAGGGGGTTTATATGTTAGATAATTTAATCATAGACAATGAAAGAGGAAAGGTAGCTCCAAAAGAATTTGAGAAAGTACCTAACGGTAGTCTGTGGGGAAGTGCTAAAGTTGATAACGATGAAATCTGGGAGCAAGTAAAGAATGGAGAGTTTACAGGCTTTAGTGTTGAAGGTATGTTTAAACAACTTGAGCCAGTTACAATGGATGAAGATTTAATAAATAAACTAAGGGAAACTATACAAGACTTTGAAAAAAGTATAGATGACAATGTACAACTAATAAATAAACAAACAATAGACAATATGAGTAAAGAAACTTTAGACAAAGTAAAGAAATTAATCTTCGGCGAAGAAGTTAAGGAAGTAGAGGCAGAAGCTACTCCAGAAGTAACCGAAATTAAGTTAATGTCTGCTGAGTTAGCAGATGGTACAATGGTAAACATCGAGCCTGCTTTAGAAGTTGGTGCAGTAGTTACAGTTGAGGTAGAAGGAGAAGTTGCTCCAATGCCTAACGGAGAGTACCCTTTAGCAGATGGAACAGTAGTAACAGTAGCAGAGGGCGCTATTACTGACATTAAAGAAGTAGAGGCAGAGGAGGAAGAAGCAATGGAAACAGAAGCAACTCCAGAGCCTGTAGCTGAAACAGTAACAGAGGCTAAGATTAGAAAGATTATCGAATCTACTGAAACAGTATTTAATGAGCAATTCGCAAAACTTACAGAAGAATTAGAAACTGTAAAAGCAGAGTTTGCTAAATACAAAGCAGAAGCAGACACAAAAGAGAAAGCTATGTTTTCAGCAGTAGAGGAGTTAGCTAATGAGTCTAGCGTAGCACCAATTAAGAAAAAAAGAAGTGGAGTAATTTCTCCAAAGAAAAAATCAATTTTTACAAAATAAAAAAACAATTAAAAAACAATTATTATGGCATTTGATTTAAGCGCATTAAGCGCATACATAGAAGACCAAGACTTTCCATTGATTGCACAAATGCAAGCAACTGGAGGACTAGCAGAAGTAGCTGACATCCAAACAGGAATTAAAGGAAGCTCAAACTTACAATTTTTATCTACAGACGTAGTCTTTGGGTCTGACGCTTGTACTAGAACAGGAGCAGACACAACAGCATTAACTCAAAGAACTATCACAGTAGGAGCTATTGCAGTATCTGAGGACTTATGTATTAAAGACCTTAACGGATACTGGGCGCAAGTTCTAGTAAAGAAAGGAGCAGCAGGAGAGGAAGAAATGCCTGCAGAAATTGAAGCTGTTTACATGGAGAAAAAAATGAACGCTTTACAAAATGCTTTAACTATCTCTGATTTTCAAGGAGACACATTGAGCGCAACAAACAACCTTTCGTACTATGACGGACTCTTAAAAATCGTTGACGCAGGTTCTCCAGTAGACGGAAACACAGGAGCGGTAACAGTAGCAACTGGAATCTCTAGCTCTAATGTACTAGACATCTTAGATGGAATGTGGGAGTCTATTCCTGACAATATCAGCGAAGCAGAAGATTTATCTTTATTTGTACCTACATCAGTTTATAAAAAGTATGTAGTAGCACTTAAAAACGCTAACCTATTTCACTACTCAGGAGATGGCGAGCAAGTAAACTTATACGGAACTAACGTAGCATTAAGACCTACTGTAGGATTGCCAGGCGCAGCAGGAGAAGAGAGAATGATTTTAACTAGAAACTCTAACATTGTAATTGGAATGGATGGAGATGCTGACGAGGATGCAATGAAAGTGCGTTTAGACCCAGTTACTGAGAAAAACATTTTCTTTGACGTTACTTTCAAAAGAGGAGTACAAGTAAGATTTGTGGACGAAGTAGTAGAATTTACTTTAGTACCTTAATAAGTACTTTAACAATTAATTAAAGAGGGGTGGGTAATTGCCTAACCCCTTTTTTTATAAACACTAAAAAAAATATAAATTATGGCATGTGCATTAACACAAGGTAGAGCTATTGACTGTAGAAACTCCACAGGAGGAATTTCTGAGGTCTTAATCGCTAACTTTGGAGATATAACAATAGACACAGTAGCAGCAGGAGTACTAACAGGATTAACTCAAGCAGGAGCTACTAACTTTTACAGATACTCTCTAGAAAAGGAGAACGGAAGTTTAATAGAAACTCATACGGGTTCTTTAGAGAATGGAACTAATTTTTACGATTCAGTTTTAGACTTTAATACTAAAAACTTATCAGCATCAGAGAATGAGGAGTTAACACTTTTAGACCAGGCTCAGTTATTCGTTATCGTAAAAGATATGAATGAGAAATACTGGACAGTAGGAGCTTACTACGCTGCTGATAAATTAACAGGAACAGCAGTTACTGGAGCAGCATTTGGAGACCACAACGGATACACTTACAGCATTACTGCTAAGGAGAAAGCAAGAATGCTAGAAGTAGATGCTACAGTTATCGCAGGGTTAACAATAGCATAGTTTTAAATAACTAATTAAGGAGAGGGCAGTATTAATTTATTGCCCTTTTTTTATTTTATAGTTTTTTTTATACAACTATTAATTTTTTTTACAATAGATAATATGGAGTTAAAAGATGAATATAAAAGAGGCGGTTCTGTCTATCATAAAGTAGTCGGACACGTTACCATAGTAAATGATAAAAATGAGTTTGCTAAGTATAAAAAGCTAGGTTTAGATGTTTTTAAAGTGGAAAAGAAAAAGAAGGAAAAGAAAGAGAAAAGCGATTCTGAATAATGCCTATTTTAATCAACGAAAATACTACAAGCAACTTAACGCTAACACTAAAGGAAAAGACTACACTATCTTCTCCAGTCTACCTATTTCAATTTAGAAATATAACTGAGAAAGTAAGTTACTATTGTATCATGACAGATACTAGCTTATACAAAGACAGATACAATGAGTTTGTATTTACAGAGGGAACAGACTCTCCTTTAGTAGGACAGTTAATTTTAGGAGCAGGAGGGCAATACGAATACTTTGTTTATGAGCAAACCTCAACAACTAACTTAGACCCTACCTTAGCAACTGGCTTAGTAGAGTCTGGACTAATGGACTTAGAGCGTGCAAGTACCACTTACAACCAACACGACATAGACATAACCTATAAAACACATCAGGTAACATGATGAACAAAGAAAACATACTTATCTTTAACTTTGAGGCTAACAAGCCTCCAGTATTTAAAGAGGAACGAGGTAAAGACTATATCGTATATGGCACAGAATCGCCTTGGAAAAACCTTTACCCTAATTACTTAGTAGAGCTTTACAATACCTCAGGAAAGCACAATAGTATAATTAACGGTAAGACAAACTACATAAGCGGTCGAGGTTGGAAAGTTGACGAAACAGTAAGAACTTTAGAGGACAAGGTTAAGCTAGAAAACTTTATTAATCATCCGGGTAATGATTCACTTTTTGAACTTACAAAAAAGATAGTTAAGGACAATGAGCTTTTTGGTGGTTATGCTTTAGAAGTTATTGTTACTAAAGATGGCAAAGGATTAAT